AGATCGTTATTATGTACCAGGATTAGCCGTAATTTTGATGGCACTCAATATCGAAATTGATACTATTATTAACCAAGTGAATGATCTCCAGGAATTAATTAATAATCCATTTTTCTTTTATCAACCAACAGCATTTACTGTGGATCCAAAAGTTTTAGAGGGTGTGCGTCCCGGCCAAGGTATTCCTACTAATGATCCTAATGGGATTGTTTTTCCCAACTGGAACAAGTCTCCATTGGCCAATATGGGCGCCCTAGATAGTATGTTAATGTTCGCGGATCGTCTTACGATTTCGCCAATGGCCGGCGGCAGTTCACAAATGCGTAATGCCCCCCGTACAGCGCGCGGCACGATTGCTCTTATGAGCGAAGGCAATATCAAACTTGATATGTTGGTTGAATCTATCAAGGATGAAGGTTGGAAACTATTCCTGGCCCAGATATATGGCTTATATGCCGAATTTATGGAAGATGAAAAATGGTTCTGGGTGACAGGACGGGATCGTATTCGCCGCCCCGAAATGATGGTGCGCAAACATATGCGCCACAAGGTAGAATTTATACTTACCGGCAATACTGTCAATACCAATCCCGAAATTCGCCGTATGGTATCACAGAATCGGTATGCAGTCGGCTCAACCAACCCACTTTATATGAATGATCCTATCAAGTTCCGAGAATTGCTGCGTGACTTCTATTTGCATAATGATGAAGGTGTTAATGTAGATTCGATTCTGCCAGATGTGCCGGGCATAGGTGCCGTGACACATTCTCCAATGGACCAAGATGATGAGAACACAATGATGCGGAATGGGCAACCTGTAGATGTGTTGCCAACCGATAATCATGTGCAACATCTGTCTAAATTGCAGAAATTTGTGCAGGGATCCAGTTTTGAAACACTACCAGAAATGATTCAAAGTATGATACTTATGCATGGCCGGCAACACGCCGTTGGTATGCAACAGCAAATGGCTATGCAGGCAGCCGCACGACAAAATGCGGGCCAGAGTGGGGGCCAGAGTGGGGGCCAGAGTGGCGGTATGGCCAATAATGTGCCGACTGAACTTGGCAATCTTGAGGGAGGAAATACCGGATAATGGAAGAACTCTTAATACTGGATTCGGTATTAAAGATTTGCCAGGAATCTTTTAATAAACGTATTCTGGCGGCTGTAGGTGCTCGCAAATTTGATGATGCATACCGAGATTTTACTATGTTAGAAGGTATGCAAGTTTTGCGTAGTGAATTTTATCAAAAAGTTAAAAACAAGGCGGACGATTAATGAGTACTTTGTCTATTATTGCCAAGAAAAAGGCACTACATATTTTAGGACAGAAACTAAGGCGAAACAAGGATGTAGATATGCGTGAAGGAGAAATGGCCACTAAGAAGGCATATGCTGATCTTGTATCACATGCTGCTGAAAATATGTCTCCTTTGCGCCGTAATATGTCTGGTGATGTAATAGAATGGGCGCCAGTAGTTAGACGTAAAAAGAAGTAAATATAATGCCTAAAGCAGAAGAACGTAAACTGAAATCGCAAGCGCGCAAGAAGGGACTTAAGGGTGAACGCGCAGATGCATACGTGTATGGTACTTTGCGCAAAATGGGATGGAAACCCTCCCGTGAGCGCAAGAACAAAAGAATGAAGTAAGTAACTCGACTAACCCCGTGAAAGGTTATAATGACCGACGATCTCAAATCTCAGATAGATAGCGTTAAAGATTCGGTGTCGCTACCCGATGAAAATGAGTCAATTGGCGATTCAAATCCCGATCCGGAACCAACTCCCGGTGATGAGTCTGGTGATAAAGAAGGGGATAGGCCACTTAAAAATTTGCAGGCCGAGTTTAATCGTAAACTTGACAAGCAAGCCCGCGAAATGAAACAGTTTCAGACTGAAGTTTTGCAGGCCATAAAAGGCACTCCTGCCAAACCAGTAGAAAGTAAACCGGAAGGCGTTAAGACTGTACGGGACTATACTACCGTCGAACTTCGCGCCATGTCGGCCAATCCGCAGGCTACTCCGCAGCAACGTGCAACTATAGAAGAAGAATTGCAGATTCGTACTGCCAAAGAGGAATCCCGGCGCACCTATTATGAATTGAATAGAGAACGGGATATTGCCGAGGCGAGAAAACAGGCCACTGTTGAAGCTCTCGGATCTTATGCGGCTCTCAGTAATGAGGAATCTCAGTTCTATAAATCAGTAGATAGTGAGTTAACTGCTCGACGTACTCGTTACGGCGAACATCCTACCGATATTTTGGACGCTGCCAACGCGGTGGCCAAACGGATGGGTATTAAGCCGTCAGGTCGATATACTGGTGGTTTTGTAGCACCAGGACGTGGTACATCCCCTGATCCAGATAGAACTGATTCCGAAACTTCTATGGGTGATGACAAGATTTCGCGTATTTCTGGTCGGCTTGCGCACGCATTGCCGAAGGGAAAGACTTTTGATCCCAAAGTTATCAAGCAACGTGCGGCAGATTATGAACGTAAATATGGCAGGAGTGAGTAATAATGGCCAATACAACAGTTTCTCGCAAGGTAGGGCGCCCCAAGAAGTCGAAATCTGAATCTGATATGGATATTTCGAATTTGGCTCCACCGGATCTTATCGAGGCCGCGAAAGAAGCACTAGCATTAGGTCAGGATGAAGATGAGGTTTATGCCACACTTATCCACGATCCATTTGCCAATAAAAATCCGATGAAGTTTTTGAAACATCCTGAAGGTAAACGACTTACATGGGCTAATCCAGTTTTTCGCGAGATGCATGGTTTGCGGGGACTCAAATATGTAACTTATGATTCTGAGATTGGGCGTAATTTAGATAAGTATCTTGTGGATCCTCCCCTTAAGATGGAAGGATCCGTGAAACAAGACAATTTTGTAAGGCGCGGAGACGCCATTTTGGCATATCTTCCTTATGGTATCTGGAAGGCGCGTCAAATTGCACGTGTCGAAAATGCCAATCGGCAGATTGACAAGAATTCGCATAAGACGAATCGCCAGTTGAATGAGGAAGCTGGCACATTTGGTAAAGGTCTCCAGCGCGATACTAATCCCAGGGCAGTAACTATGGAGGAAGATAGAGAATCCGGTTCTGCTCTCAAACAGCGTGGTATAGTTATGCCGCGCGAAAATGAGGAAAGTTAATGGCTAATATTGATTCTCGCACTGGTCTGCGGCCGATCAATAATGGTGTTGCCGGCACTGCGCCGCGTGTTCGCCCTTATTTGCCCGCCGCCAGTGTGATTTATAAGAATGCTTTGCTGAATCTTACTGCGGCAGGACTGGTGACGATGGTAACAACTGGTGCGGCTAGTTCCTACATTGTAGGTACGGCGGCATATCATGTTGCGGCTGGCACTGCTGGCGCGGAAAGTCGTGAAGTTCTTGTTTATGATGACCCGGCGCAGGAATATGTGGTTCAGTCGGATGATGGTACTCTCAAGTCTCTTGCAGATTACATGGGTCGCCTTTATGGTCTTTTGAGTAATGCTTCTGGCAATACAGTGACCAAGGATTCTTTGGGCGAACTTGATGGAAATTCTGGTACTAGTGTTCAGACTGTGACTGCTATTTGTTTACAGTGTGTTGGTTTGTACGATCAGATTGGTAATGCGGTTGTTTCTGGGTCGGCTACCGACTCCAGTAACGCTGATTTCATTGTCAAGGTCGTACCCGATATGCACATCTTTAGCAAGGGCAAGACCCGCACCGCTGCCGGTGTCTAAATATAAAGAAGGTATTGTAAATGTCTGCTGGTAATGTTATTTTCCGGAGTCAGTTTCCGGATCTTTTCCAGTCGCGTTTGGCGTATTTGGACGAGATAATTAAACACAATTATGATGCGCCCGCCATTACGTACACTGAGGTATTCAATGTGCGCGATTCTGGTAGGGCTTACGAGGAAACTACGGGCGTTACTGGCCTGTCGCTTTTCTCGACACAGACCGAAGGAGATAAGGTAGAATACGACGAAATTCTCCAGGCATATGATAAGCGTTTTACGCATAAGAAATATGCCAAGGGTGTCCAGATTTCTGAGGATGCCAATGAGGATGACGTTGATAATGCCATTTCCGAGTTTGGTCCGGCTCTTGGCACGTCCGCACAACAGTCTGTTGAAACTGTAGTGTGGAATGTGTTCAATAATGGTTTTAGTTCCGAAACTACACCTGATGGTGTGGCTCTTTTCAGTAATTCGCATGTGTTGCGTGGCGGGGGTACCTTTGATAATCTGGTATCTGGCGACCTGAGTATTGCGAATCTGGAAGCAGCTCTCAATCAGATGGCGGATATGCGCGATGAGCGTAATCTGCGTGTCGAGATGAGTGCCACCAAACTGGTTATTCCCTACAACCAGTTGTGGACGGCCACCGAAATTCTCAAGTCTCAGATGAAGTCCAATACTGCAAATAATGCTATCAATGCACTGACGCAGGTTGGTCTTAGTATTGTTGTTTGCAAGTATCTTACCAATGCTACGGATTGGTTCCTGTGCGCGGATTCGCAGCGTACCAAGTTGATTGTGTACTGGCGGCGTCGGCCTCGCACCGATCACGCGATGGACTTTGATACTGGGAACTTCAAAACTAAAATGACTTATAAAATGTCTACTGGTGCCTCAGATTGGAGAGGAATAATCGGTGGAGACGGATCCTAATGTGGAATTACGGATCTGCATAAAATGTGGAAAAAGTAAACCTGCTACTTCAGAATATTTCTATTCGCCTAAAAGTCAGAAATATAGACTTGATACTGGCTGTAAAGATTGTAGAGTGCTAGAGGCACGAACAATTAGAGCACAGATTAAACAAGTTATTCTGGATCATTATGGAAATAAATGTGCTTGCTGTAATGAATTTCGAAAAGAATTTCTTACTGTAGACCACATCAATGGAGACGGTGCTGAGCATAGAAAAATACTAGGCAAAGCACAAAGTAGGGGAACAAATTTTTATCGTTGGATTATTAGAAATAATTTTCCCGATAATCTTCGCATTTTGTGCATGAACTGTAATTGGTCTTTAGGTCAATTAGGATACTGTCCACATACTAAGGAATAAACTATGGGAATTACTAACTTCGATGTCGTGCAAGCCAACGCGTTTATCGGTGGCGACCTTATGACCCAGGGCCAGGTTTTCTTCGTGAATCCTCGCACTGGTAATGACGGTAACGACGGTAAATCGCCAGAACTTGCACTCAAAACTGTGCGGCGCGCTTTTACTTTGTGTACCGCAAAACAGAATGATGTGATATACTTACTGTCGGCAGGTGCCAGTACGTCGGCCGATTGCACTGATTATCTGTCGGCTGTTCTGACTTGGAACAAGGATAATGTGCATTTGATTGGTGTTACAGCCCCGTGTCGGTTGTCGCAGAGAGCGCGTATTGCGCAACTTTCTACGGCCACTACTTTGGTAACAATGGTTAACATTACTGCCCAGAGTTGTATATTCAAGAATATTCAGTTCTTCCAGGGTGTTGCTAGTGCTACTGCAAAGGTTGATGTTCAGATTACGGGTGCTCGTAATTACTTTGAGAATGTGCATTTTGCTGGTATTGGTCATGCTACACAGGTAGCGGCTAGTGCTGCATCTTGCAAGATTGATGGTGGGTCTGAAAATCTATTCAAGAATTGTGTGTTTGGCGTGGATACTATTACGGCCGATAACTCTACTCAGGGTGAACTTTGGTTTGATGGTTCGGCCTCTCGCAATATTTTTGAAGATTGTATTTTTACCCGATTCATTAGTAATGCTGGATATGTAGCGGTTACTTTTAACGATACAACGGCAATTGATCGTTGGGTCTTATTTAAGAATTGTCTATTTATCACATGTTCTGCTAATGATGCTACTGCGCAAACTAATGTATTGGGATCTGTGGCGTCTTTGACGCAGGGATCTGTAATACTTGTTGGTTGTAATATTTGTAGTCCTGGTACTGCTGCCCCGTGGCAGACTGGTACTCAGGCGCGACTCAAGATTGCTAATGGTGCCGCCAATGCAAATACTGGTGGCAAGTTCGCGTCACTTTAATTGAAATGGGGCGGTCGTTACTGGCCGCCCTTACTTCCCTATCTAAAGGAGATGGATTAGTGGAGCTGTATGATGAAAAGTATGATCTGACGGGGCCAGTAGATTTGGTGGAACATCGCCGGACGGCCATCAAACTTCGCCAGAATCCCACAATTGTGGTGTGTATTCCAGTTGGTCCCACTAAAGTAAATGCTATATTCGAAACGCCAGACGGTAATAAGTGGCAGGGAGATGGTTTCATAGCACCGGCAGTTGTGCCCCTCAAATGGGCACTTAATCATATGCAGATTGTAACACCTCTTAATACCAGCATGTCGTATTTGGTAAAATGGGGCGAACGATCAGCCAAGGCCCGGCAGTTCATGACTATGGAAGCCTTGAATATGAATCCGGATTATGTTCTTTATTGGGATGCCGACACTATCGTGCCGCCGAAATCTGTATATACACTATATAATTTCATGCAACAGCATCCTGAGGCCGGATTGGTGTCTGCCGTATATTGTACGCGCGAAGAACCTACTGAGCCTTTGATTTACAAACGGCACGGCGAAGGGGCATATTGGGGATTCCAGATTGGCGAAACGGCTGAACCAGAAGAAATTTTTTCAGCGGGGGCTGGTTTCATGTTGGTGCGAGCCGCCGCCATTCGTAAAGTTATGGAAATGATACCAGATACGCCGGTATGGATGGACGAATTGGTTGTACGGTTGCCAGGAGAAGATAGTGAGCTTGACCGTGGGGCCAGAAATCTTTGGGGGCATGATATTCGGTTTTGCCGGCTCATAGCCGAAGCAGGATATAAAGTATTTGTGGACGGGCGCGTATTGTGTGGGCATTGGGATATTCGCACTAATAAGATGTTTGAGTTACCCCAAGACAGTCCACCGTATAAAGCCAAAGACAATATCAATACCCCAGAATATTGGGATGCGGTGTATACCCAGGAAGTGAATAATAATATATGGCGAAACTATCCCGAACTTTTCGACAGCGTGTTGAAGGAGATCCCGCAATCTGGATCAAATATCTTCGAAATCGGATGCGGGGTCGGAGTATTGGGGAGTCGCGTAACAGCACAGACCCAGAACAAATATTCGGGAGTGGATATCTCCCAAACCGCAGTAAGCGCGGCACTCACCCGCTTTCTAACTTGCCGCCAATGCGCAGTGAAAAACCTGACACCGGATTCAGAAATCCAGAATGCTAGTATTGTTATTGCAACAGAAGTTCTGGAACATCTTGATGAATATGAACGAGATATGTTGTTTATTCGTATAGACGGGTCTCCGAGTACTAAAAAATTTATATTCTCTGTTCCCAATAATTGTATGTCTCCAGAAAAAGTTCCTGAACATCGTATCGTTTACACAGAAGAAAGTATACGACAACTTCTGATGCAGCATCTTCCTAACTGGAATGTACGAATTGAGTTTCCAGATTTAACTCATATGTTGGTGGTTGCAGAACGTGGCGACTTTTTGGATAGATAGTGAACAAGGTGATGATTCCTATGATGGAACACTTGCCGTGTGGCCGGGATCTGGTACATCTGGGCCGAAGTTGACCGCATCGGCAGGTCTCGCCTTAATTAATAATACTATCGGTAATACATTAAACTTCATCAGTCGTGCTACAGCCTATGTATGCATGAATTCAACAGGTCTCTTAAATAACTGCACGGGCACCAGTTATAGTAATTTTGGATGTTATATTCGTGGTACCGATGTCGCAGGCATTCCGGCGATGACGAAAATTACTTTTGGTGAACCATTAAATGCTTCTTTCTTCGCGCGATTTGATGGCACTAGTCGTTATTGTATCGTTGAAGGTTTTGATTTTGATCGTACAATTGCTCCATATACAAATGATGATATGCAGGCGATTACTATTACTAGTATCTCGACCGGGCCAATACGGATACAATATTGTATCAATCGCTGCAATCTTACTGGCACACGAGACGGAGTATTTACTCAAGTCAGTGCGGCCAATACAAATGAAGTTCTAGAGATTCGTTATTGTGTCTTTTTTAGCATGGGCATCAATAGTTCCGTTGGTTTGGCGCCAAGGGGTAAAGGGACTGTTACACGTTGTATCTTCTTTCCAGGAAATTCTGATATTGCACCGGGAACAATTACCCCAATGCCAGCAACAAGTTACCACGAAATAACTTATAATACTTTTATTTTTAATACTGCATCTACTGTCCCCCGTGTTGCGGGCTGCGGCACTTCTGCTGTCGCTGGAGCTACGCGCATAGTGCACAGTAATGTACGGATGCGAACTGTGCCACACGGAGTAAACGAACAATTTTTACTTGGCGCAACAGCGTGGGAAGGTATTGCGTTTACTGGTACAAAGACAATTGGCCACAATGTATTTATAGACCCTATTGGCGGCTCAACATGGTATTCATATGGTCCATATCAGGTACCGTGGGATCCAGATAATAGTGATGCTTCTGGCGAACCCCAATTTTATTCCACGGATGTTGTCAGTGCAATTGATCCTTTTTATAATTCTAGCACTCCTTGGACATGGGCCAATATAAATGGAAGTGGATACAGTATTGATTTGCCGGGGGATTATCGCCTAATTCTTCACCGTACAGCAGGACTTGGTGGCACTGTTCCAGGAGCTATTATTGAAAGTCCAAATATTCTTCCAATAGCAACTGATGATTCTTATGCTATTAATAATGATGCTGTTTTTACTCAAAGTGCTCCTGGTGTTCTTGCAAATGATACTGATCCTGATTCTTGGCCGACAAGTCTTACTGCCAGTATTGTTACTGGACTATCTCCTGCCGCCGCTGGATCTGTAGTTCTTAGTTCTGATGGATCATTTGTATTTACTCCTAATTCCGCATACTCTGGTTATGCTACATTTACATATCGCGCATATGATGGAGATGGTTATTCAAATACTGCCACAGTTACTTTATTTATATCTACACCTCCGGCACATATATTAGGATCCTCAGTAATTAGCGTAACTACGCCGGGCAAGATATTTCCAACTGCGCATTTTGCGGCACACATCAATGAATATTTCAACTTTGATGTAGATTATGATTTGGATTCGTATATTTCAATTTCGGCGGCATTTCCGGCAACTGCTGTAGTGCCGGCCAGCACTACCGATGCTACATTATCAGTGGGCGCATTATCCAGTTTTTCGGCGCTTATGATATCTACAGATGCGCCAATATCTTTGCGTGTTAATAATGGTGCTCAAGTACCACTACTCAAAAATGGATGTATGATGATATGTAATGCCGGCAGTCTTACCAATCTCAAAGTCTCTAATTCCAGTACCATGCGCGCCGCGAATTTGGTACTGATGGCGGTAAACTAATGGGTAGAACAGTTTTAGCTATATGCAACGAACTAGCCGATGCCTTGGGCTGGCAGCAGTTGACCACCATTGAGGGTGATCTTAGTCCATATGCCAGGAAACTCGTGCGTACGCTTAATCGTGTAGTGCGCACACTTTCTTCTCTGGACGATTTTTTCTTTTTACGTAGTGAAGGATTTATTACTACAATTGAGCCATATCAAACTGGCATAGTGGCGACCAATAATGGTGTAATGATTGTGGCGGGATTAGACGATCCCGATACTACTGCCGTCGATCCTCCTGTCTGGACAACTGCAATGGAAGGACGCGCCATTCAGATCGGTACTGATTCTCTTGTGTATCGAATTGTTACGGTTAATAGTCCTATTAGTCTAACTTTAGATCGCGCCTATCAAGGAGAAACTACAACTGGTTCTAATTACACTATTGCTCAGGATCGTTATGAGCTTGCTGCGGATTTCGACCGGCCAATAGGCGATTGGACCAACTTCTTTGGCAGTTCCACCACTAAACTCAAGCCACTCTCACCCAATGAATTTCTAGATTTGCGCCGCAATCAAGCCGGCATGTTACTGGCCGAACCGTCGCATTTTACGGCTTGGGGTTATGATGATGAAACCGAACATCGCCTGATTATTCTCCATCCTTTCCCGGCGCACCAGAGAGTGTTGCAATATCCATACCAGAAAACACATCCAGTAATGGAAACAGATACAGATAAAGTCCTTTTCCCTCTGCGATATGAGCCAGTACTGATTGACGCCTGTATTTATTTACTCAAACGTGATATTGAAGATGACCAGTCAGCCGGCGCGATGCTGATTGACTTCCTGAATAATGCCAACAATATTATGGCAAAACGTGAGTATGGTGCAGAATCCAAACGCATTAGTCCTTCCGGTCTCCATCGCATTCGCCAATACCAGAAGTGGGGATCTAGAACACGAAAAGTGGACTATGGCGAGCACTTTGACAATATTGATTTCTACAATCTTAAGTAGGTAATATGCCACGAATGCGCGCCACAATACCGATGATGCCAATGATGGGCCTCAATAATGACGGCCTTCACGCCCGCACGCCCGAACAATCTATGTGGCAAACCCGCAACGCGGAAATTGATTTATCGGGGCGATTGGCCAAACGTCGAGGTCTCCAGCAATGGGGTGCCACACTCAAGGAACCAGCATCCGGCGGCCTACGTTGGACTGAGATATTTAATAATCTGAATCATTTTAGTATACCAGATGGTATGACTACATCTAATATGTCTATATCTTTGGCCAATAGTCGTGTATCTTTTGTAACTACTGGCACTGGTGCCGGCACTGAAGAAGTGCGTATCTTACGATATGCACAATCTAATGATGGTACCGCCGACAATGCTGAACAAATGTCATATCGTTTTATGGTACGAACACGCGGTGCTTTGCCGGCCGATCCTGGTAGTGGTAATGATTATGCCCCTAATTTAAGTATTAGAACATCAGGTGGCAACGCAATATCTTTAGCATTTTTTTCAACTGGCATATTCTATTATAGTGGTGGCATTTTTAATTTGGTGGCCAATACAGATATTGATAATGGTCAATGGCATATTATTGAACTTCGCCAGAATACTTTGAGTTTAGTAATATATGTAGATGATGTACTCAAGGCTACCGTAACGGGTGCGGCCAAACCTGGTCACACTGTAAACGCCAATCAAATTACTTTTCGCGCAAAATTGGCGGCCAGTACTTATGGTATAGAATATGATTTTGTGCAGGGACGTAGTACCGTAACGACCCCATTTACAGTCAGCAATGTGACGAATTTATTTGATTGGCGATCCTCGCAACCTATTGAAAAACATTTGTTGGCCGTGGCCGGTAGTACCATATATGTAGACAGTGGACATGTCGGAGCTTGGCTTGGCCTAGATTTTACTACTGGTACCGGCCTCACTACGTTTGTACCATTTTTTGATAAACTTATTATATTGCACCCTAATCAGCAACCTCGCCAATGGTCCGGCGTAGGTATTCCATCTTTACTGTCTGGTGCTCCTAATGTGGGATTTGGTGTAGAACATAAGGGCCGATTATTTGTGGCCGGACGTTCTACACACCCATTGCGAATTTATTTTAGTGGCGCCGACAATCTTGAGGATTGGACTACGGAAGAAGGCGGCACATTCACTACATCTGGTTTCTTAGATATACCAGACCGTATAGGTACTGAGATTACTGGTATGCTTGGCAACTTTTATGGTGATCTGATGGTTTGGACCCATACCAGTATATGGCGCGTGACAGGTGATTTTGTGTATTTAGTTGCGCCAAATGGCCCAGATTATGCCCCTATAAATATCAATACTACCGTCGGCGTTACTGGTCCCCGTGCTTTTAGTCGTGTATCCAATGATTGTGTATTCCTCGGCAATGACGGCGTACATTCTATCCAGACTACCCAAAACTATGGTGATCTTACTGAATCCTTTATGTCCGCGCCCATTCGCAATAGATGGCGCCGCGATATGGGATTCAGTTTGGATAAGATTGTGCCGGTATATTCCTCGTGTTTGGTGCATGTGCCAGAAGAAGATCGTACCTATATAGGCGTCCAATTTCAGGGGGATGCTTCTCCTAATCATGTGTTTGGATTTAGCCATAATCTCCAGCAATGGTACGGCCCATTGGATATTTCTGGACAGGCCCTGCACTATGTAAGATTAGGATTTCCGGAACGTCCTTGTTTGATGGTGGGCGATACCAGTGGGCGCGTAGCTTCGCTTACTAATGATAGTAAACAAGATTTTGGGGTTACACCCTATACATATCACATTCAATCGGCCAAACTTGATGGACGCAGTTTAGATCCTAGTTTATCACGTAATCTTAAAAAGTGGGTAGAATTACGATTGTTTGTATTGGCCCGCACAAATCATAATTTTACAATAGGTTATGAAACTGATGAAGAACCAATATTGCCGGAAAGTCCATTATTACGAGAACAATCTATATTACAAAATTTAGCAGCCCGTATGGCCCTTGATAACAATTTTGTATTAGATGTGGCCAGATTGTCTGATAGCGAAGCAATTACAATAATGACAATTTCTCTGGATATTCCAGGACGATGGTTAAACTGGTATATTAAACAGGACGGTGCCGGCGAAGATGCAATTATTGTGGGCGCCGAAGTAGATTTTACAGTTGATCGTGTTGTACAGGAGAACAATTAATGGCTCTTACTCTTTCTACATTTAGCAATCAAGAATTGCTGACTGCTTCCAAATTGAATTCTATACTATCGGATATTTCCGGTAAATTCAATGCTGGCATTACCCAGGTAGATATGTCCTGGCCATTTGCAGTTGGCGGCAATTTTGATATGCGATATTTCCAATTACTCAATATTCCGCGATTCTGGAAATACTATAATCTTGCAGACCGCGACACTGGTAGTGGTGTGACGATCCAGAATGTATATGATGCCGTGTCAGGCGAAGGTGGTGGTGTTGTATTTGTGCCCCCGGATACTACTATTATCATGGATGCAATAAATATACCAAGTAATGTAATTACAGTGGGATCCGGTTGGACCAGCATTTTACGACAACAGGCCATACCTAGTCGTGCTGATATGATTAGACTGGCCGAGGCTGCTGTGGATGTTTGGTTTGTAAATTTACGAATAGATGGTGTGAATGGGGGAGGTACTGCTGTTGGTATTCAAACTAGAGCAAGTAATCGCGCTAAATTTATAAATATATTCTTTTCGGATTGGGCTGTTAATGCTGCGCAATTGAATAATGCTGGCTCGGATGGTGTAGGCAGTACCGACACTCTTTTTGATCGTTGTTTCTTCGATAATACCAATGGTACGGCCACAACCGCGCACGTATCTTTGATTGATTGTGATGTGGTGAATTTTAGTATTTGTACATTTGGCATAGTACATACCGGATCAATTGTAGTGAATGCCGCAAATAATACACGCAAAGTTAAGGATATAAAATTCACTACTTGCCGATGGTCTCTTACTGCCGCTAATGTCACCAATCCAGCAATATCGTTTACCAAGGTATCAACTACTCTTACAGCATACCAGTCTGGTCTTACATTTGAAAATTGCGACTTTGATGGTAATGGGGTGAACTCCCTGTGTGGTCTCAATTTTCGGTATTGGCAGAACATTAATATATCTAATACTAGAATACACGAATGCACTTCTGCCAGACCGGCCATTCGTTTTCGTGATTGTTCCGGATTTTCAGTAAATAATAATGAAATTTGGGATTGGGATGGCGACGGTATAGTGGTGGGATCTACAGGATATGATGGGACCGCTTATGCTTCTCGAACAGACACACCTTGCACAGATTTTTCTGTGCAGAATAACCGTCTTTGGGATATTGGCCTGGCGGGTATAATTTGGACAGGCAACAGTTCACGTTGGCAAATTTGTAATAATAAAATTACAGATTGTAGTCAAATTACTGATGCTACATATTATGGGTTTGAGTACTGGTTTACGTCCGATTCTATTAACACTGGCGGCTCTAACTTCAATAATAATACAAGTTATGATACTAGTACGGTTGGCAATGATCAGGCTGGTGGTATGATAACATTTAGTAATGGTGGTACTGGCGGAGGAACTACACGTCGTGCTGTGGGGCGTACAGCGGCCAGTAATCTTACAGTTGTTGGAAATGCGTTGCCGGGAATGGTAATTGGTAATGTTGGTGTTGGTACTGACGATTTCCAAGAAACTATTGCCGCACGTTTTCACGCCGTAACTGGTAATGCCGGTTTTACGAATGTGGTAGGTGTATAATAATGAGCCCAGAACAAGCAGTTGCTCTACTCAAGCAACACAGTAATCTTAGCGAAGATGTGCTAACTCAAGTTGCACAAGCTCTAGGATATACTGATATGGATCGGAATTTTTTTCATAATAATAAAGCAGAAGAAGGGCGAAGATTATTAGATCAACGACTGCAACAAGGTGGCGGATATGATGCAGTTTTAAAAACAGCCAAAACAACCGCCAATTTGCCCGCACAGGTTGGTGAACAGGCTACAGCCGCGCAACAAGCTATTGATATAGAAGGTTTGGGGCGTCTTGCTAGTGGTAATCTTCGACAAACTCCCGAAGATCGCGCCCTCATAGAAGCCAACTTCGGTTTTGCACGCCGCGAAATGGAAGCAACTTTGCCACAATTGATGGATCAAACACGTGCCAGGACCGGTGCCAGCGGACTTACTGGCGGCAGTGCCGACGTAGCGAATCAAGCCATTATTGGCGCCCAGACACAACGCAGTTTGGCTGATCTGGCGGGACAACAGGCCATTACCGGCATCCAAATGCCCTTCCAGCGTGCCGGCGTGCAACTTGCCGCAAATGAATCACTTTGGAATCAGTTTATTGGTAGTGTGAATCCTTTGTGGCAACGTGAACTTGGTTATGCCGATCTCGCGCAAAGACGTGAGCAAGCCAAGATGGAATATGATACGGCCAAACGTGGGCAATATATAAAAGGTATAACAGACCTAGTTCCGTAACCAAAATAGAAAAATAAAATGACACTCAAAGATGAACTTTCGGGACGAGGTTTGTCAGATTATGATCTGTCCACGCCCACTAATGTTTCGAATCTAGGTCAGGCAGGTGGGCCATTGGGAGGTCCTTCTGAACTTACTAAATCTCTCCAAGAGGTAGGGCCGGCACCCACATATGGTGGTGCTCTTAAGAAAACTTTGGGCGCCGGCAAAGGATTGGGCGCTCTTGGCGCCGCTTTAAGTATAATTGGTGGCGCGGCACTGGCCGGGCCGGCAGGTGGGTTGGCCGCTGCTGGTGCTTTTAATCGTGGTGTTGTTGGTAGAACTTTGGCCCAAGATCAAGAGGAATATGCCGGGTTACTTTCTTCTGTTGAAGAACGTGCCAAGGCCGAAGAAAAGATCAGTACAAGAGTCTCCACCTTGCTTGGCCAGAAACCTGAACTATTTGAGGGTGTTGACCCAATGCTCATTGGCAATCTCGTGGCGCCCGGCACTGGTTTGGCACTAGGCCCAACAGCCATGTTGCAACGTCAACGGATAACAGATGCCCGCAAGAGTAATCTGGACTATCTGAAAACTCTGTGGCCGGATGCTGCGACGCCCACCGCAAAGAAGGCGGTGGCAGCACTTATGTTCGCCAATATGGGTTATAATATGGATCCTACTGATAAAGATTATATCCCAGAAAGTATATTTAATCAATTCTGGCAACAGGATGGCGAGTTTACGGACGACCAACTTGTACAGAATTTCGGCACCACTGGAATCGAAGCTGCCCGCATTCGTCAGGAAACTGGTCAATTACCATATGATATTCTGCGAATAGTGTCGAAAGATGCTGAAGGCAAATTAGATATGGCAGCCGAAGCTTTTGATATTCTGGATCAGGCCCAGGCTGAAGTGGATCGTATTGCGGCTGAAGAAGGACGATTTGTGTCTATAACACAAGTTCTTGATACCTTCCCTGAGAAGGACCAGGCCATTGTGGCAAATAAAATACCAGAAGTATATGGTGATAGATTGAATAAAGATGATGCAATTCGAATTTATTCTGCCACTATTCAATCGGCGGGCCCATATGGCGCAGTGAAACGCGGACTATTCCAGGGAGATTTTAAGGCAGCTATACGCCGTGAAGTATCGCAAGCACTAACTGATGCTAATTCTCTTGGTCGTATTAAGGAAGATACCGCATTTAGTGATATGTTTCTTGGCATTGCCGCTCGCATACAGGCAGCGGATGTAGACGGCAAATTAACAAAAGCCGAGATTGTTGCTAGAGCACGCCAGGTAGCGGAGCAGCAATGGAAAACTGAAGGACGCGGGCCATTGCCGACTGAGAAAAAGCCTAAGCCGAAACTTGTAGTGAACCAGCCACCAAAGGAAACTAAATAATGGCATTCACTGACGCAGAACTAAAGGCCGAACTTTATAAGCAGATGGATCGGTCGCCAGATGAAATCAAAGATAACTTGCTATCGCAAGATTACGAACCGGCCGAAGTAATAGCGGATAGTGATTCTGTTAACAAAGGTGTAGGATGGGATAAGGTGGCCACTGCTGGCCTCGTATTTGAATCTAAGGGACTTACCGACTGGATGGCACAGCAAGGCCACGTGAATGCCTCCGATGATGCGGTGCTGACCGCTTTAAACGCTGGCATGAATCGTATGGCCGAAGGACGCCAGGGTTGGCAGGCTGTGCGCGATTGGATTGCCACTAAACCAGCAACGGCCGTGCATCGTGGCAGCAATGTATTGGAAATGGCGCTTGGTATGGCCTATCCGCTCTGGAATGGTTCGCAACAGGCATTCTTTGGCTGGATCCAGGGCGATTCGCGCGACGAGATACTTACGCGCTTAATGGGTGAACCAGGTCGCCCCGAAGATGGTGAGAATACGCAGTTTATGTCGTCTGCCGAACAATTGAAAAAATTGCTCACGGCATCCTTTACCGGCAAATTCGACCGGGCCGCCATGCTCATGGATATGGAACCACGTGTATTCGAAAGTATGCATAATGATATTGACTTCCAGAAAATAATTATTAATAAAGCATTCAATGGTAGTGAAGATGCATATAATGAATATCTAGCGGATCTAAATAACTCTACATATGGAAAAGTTGCTATTGGCGCCCTCGCAGCAGCTAGTGCGCCGGCTGTGTTTGCCGATCCTCTTGTGCTTGCTGGCGAAGTAAAGATTGCCAGTAAACCCGCTATGATGATTCTAAAGGCCCTTAAACTGCCCCGCATTACCGAGGCACGTGCCATAAAAGGAGTCAAAGATATCATACCTGCTGCAAAAGAAGAACTTACGGCCTTACGTCAAACCAAATTCATTGGTTTGGATGATGCCAAGGCTCGTGTTTTAGAAAAGCAGATAGATGCCAATTTGGATCCCCTTAAGCGCACTCTTGGCAGTTCATATGATGCACAAACTAAAGCGCAAAAAATGCTGGAAACGGCCAGCGCCGCGAAAGATGCTGATCCCACGAATCCAGAAATATTGCGTCGATATGTACAGGCAGAGAAGCGACTTGCAGAGGCTAACTCGGCTGTCAATAAATTTAAACAAGGTCCAGTTGAAGATATATATATCAAGAAGTCACCTAAACGTAATCCCAATACTTTAAATACCAGAATCAAAACGCGACACCGGAATGTGGAAACCATACGGCGTGACGTGTTGGCGATGGAATATGCTTCACCTAAGGAAATTAATAGATCACTAGATAACTTCGGTATTTCTGGCGAAGTTGGATTTCGTAAAAATCTGAATAAAGTTTTGGATAATATACGCGCCGGTAAAGCTCTTGAACAATCTGATTATGATCTGCTCAATAATTGGGCTAAACTTCCCAAGAATGTACAAAAAGCTTTGCAAATTAAGGGCATTTCTGTGCCAGAAGTTGTGCGAGAGGGTGCCCTTCGCAGCAAACCATTGAATCCCGAAGATTGGACTAAGATGGATGATTTGCCTCTATTCAATCAACGAGCTTTGCTTGGCGCAGACGATATAGAAGTTACTGGCGATGCTGCCAAGATGTTAACAGAAGGTGCTGCTCTAGAAGATGTAGCTATACACAGTTTGGCAATGCCAGAATACAGTATAGTGGGCCAGGGTAAGAATATTCCACGCGGTATAGCCGATGGCCATTGGGTAAAAGAAGTAGCAGATACTCGTAAGATGAGTTTGGCGGATGGCACAAAAGTATTCACTGATGAAGCACAATTACATCTTTTTCCGCAGCATTCAGCGCCAGGACTCGTGGGATTTTCCATGTCTACTCCTAATATCTTGCAGCGTATGCTCTTTCCATTCCGGGAACCACGTGGGGCATTACGGGGCACTGGTATTTTTGAGAGGGTGCGCGCCGGCCAGATAAATTATGATATTGGCAAGAGTGGTTCCGATGAATTCCTGGAGCGCACATTAACTGAGGCTGGCATTGTAAAGAAGGGAATTCGCACAGGATTTCGTGTGGCTTATAATGGTAAAGAAGGAGAAGATTCCGCCTATAAACTTGCAAAAGCTTTGGATTTAGATCCAACAAGCGAGGCATTCGGCAAACATTATGATACTTTGACTCTAAAGGAACGTACTGCTTTTTCGGAGCTTCGTAAATGGACTGATAATCTGGCGGATCGTCAAGGGATACAAGGTAAACAACGTATTAGTGGATATTTCCGCCACTTATTTAATGATGGTATGTTCGAGAATGGCGCTCGTCCTATCGAGTTCGTGGGCCTGCCGGTAACTGCCGAAGTTAATGGTAGCCATCTCCTACCACGACTCGGTAAGACGGGCTATAAAATGGATTTGTTGGAAGTGCTGGAAAATTACAATCGCGCGGCACATCGCAAGATTTATGTCGAGCCAATGTTGCAAGATGCACTAGATTTAGCTGAGGCCACCGGCAAAGGGCACATTATAAAGTATACCAACAAATATGTATCGGAACTTAAAGGTACGCCCACATTTATTGATTCTGCTGTTGATGAAATTGCTCAAACTGTGGCTTCTATTACTGGGCATCCCGTTAAATTACCTCGCACAGCAGAAGTGGGTGCCGCAATAAGTAGCATATACTACTCCAGTTTATTGGGCGGCAATCTGAATTATCTAATTCAAAATATTGGCACTGGTATTCTAAATCCTCTGGCCAAATATGGTATTTTAGGGACGGCCGAAGGTATACTGCGCATGGCAACACCAGAGGGTCGCGCACTAGCCAAAAATGCACAACTTCAAATGCACATGTCTAAGTTGTTTGAAGGCAGTGCAATGCGCCAGTACTCGGATTTCATTTCAAAACTTGGTCCGGCTCAGTCAGAATTTTATGTACGTGGTTTGTCATTCCATGCCGCTCTCAGCGAAATAGAAAAACGTGCTGGCAAGACATTGGCCGAGATGATGGCCGAAGGAACTGGGCGGGCAGCATTAACTGAAGCTGTAAACGCCGCCGAACTTACTCAACATATTTATGGTATTTCGGGGCGTTCACCTATGATATCTAGATTGGTTGGACGAGGTGCCGCGACATTCGGTACTCAGTTTCTTAGTTTTCCTTACAAACAAACTGGTTATCTTATGAGTTTGGCGGCCGAAGATCCTGGCCATGTAATGCGATATTTTGGTTATTCCGGCATCATGCAACGTATGGCGGCCCAGGAACTTAATATCGACGCCACACAATGGACGGGCCTTGGTTACATTCCTATGCCAAGGGCCGGCCAGGATATGCCTCTTTCTCCCGGCATGCAGCTTCTTACCAGCATAATGGAGTGGAGTAGTGCTGCGCGCGAAGGCAATCCTACCAAGATTGAGCAAACAACGCGCCAAGTTGAAGATAATTTGTTGGCGGCTGCGCCGGGATTGGCACCAATGCGCAAAGCTTTCGAAACAGCCGAACGCTTGAATAGTGGTGCAGTTACCAATCCACAGACTGGCGAATTCGTGCGACCTTTGAAGTTGCCGGATGAATTAGTGCCTACTATACTGCAAACTCAGTCCACACAGGAACACGAGTTCCAGTCTATTCAAAAACAGCATAAACAACAAGTCCAGAATGAATTATATTTTCGTAAGAAGTTGACGGATGAGTACATAACCGCGCTACAAGAGGGTGATACTTCCAAATATGAAGCATTGCAGCAGCGATTGAATGATATGGGCATCTTCGTAACCCCCAATGGTAATGCAATAGAGTCGTTGTATATGAGTCGGCAGTTACGTTGGTTTATGAACCAACCGACCTTTATGCCATTTGGAATGGTACCAACCGATGAAGATTTGAGAATACCAGAATAGAAGGTAGTTATGTAATGCGCAAACAAATCCCTAATGTAGATGGTATTTTGCTCCGTGCCATTATATCTGTGTTATTAGCACTAAGTCTGGGAGCAGTAAAATTAAATAGAGACATGGGCCGGCTTGAATCAAAAGTTGATTATTTACTGGCTCGTGCATTAATTTTTGATAAAGGAACAAATAATAGTGGAAACTCCCCATTTTGGCATTTTAGAAATTCTGGGTCTGGGCCTGACAGCACTGGAAATGATAGGGGTACTCCCCCGAATTCGAGGTTACTTCAACCCGCAGCGTCGGACTCAGCGAGCCGTATTATTCAGTCAGATTGCGAAGGATGTGCTGTCGCTAGTGACGTTGCAGAAGGGTGTTACTACACCACAGGCCGAAATTATACAGTCTGCGATGGATATGGTAATGGAAAAATTGATCCGAGAAGGAGTCAGCAAAGCACAGGCCGCTGATATTGCACGCAGTACTGTGGCGGGCGCCGCCGCACAGGCGGGTTTTGATTTGAAGGGGATTGTACTGTAGTACTGACCTAAATAATAGGTCATATGACCTATAAAAATGGCCGCCCGGCAGATACCGAGCGGCCTAATTATTTTCTATATTTACGATTTGAGCCACCAAAAAAGGTCTATAAGGCCCAAAAGTAACATAAGACGCATCATTGTTCCTTTCGTAATTAGGGGGTACTAAGTACTTCAAAATACCCCCTTCACTTTATATTATACCCCTATTCAGTACCGCTAGCAAACAATTCTTTTGCATCTTCGGCACTATCTGGCCACTTATATTTTGTAGGATAACAAAAAAGTACATCATCTTCATGGATGATTTCCAGAATTACCGCAGTCTTTCCTATCTTAACTTCTGCCTCGCGGCTCTCGTATATCTGCAAAACTGCTCCATCTAGTTCCCTAATATCCTTTTCAGTCTGGTCGCCAGTCAATACCACGATGCCGCGCCGAGTCTGACGTTGCGCCATATCTGGAATAAATAATTTGCCGGACGCACTTTTCTGTTCGGGCGCATCCCGCAGCAAGGCAATATGGCGTCCTGGAATATAGCATTCCTTTGCTTTGAGTGCCAGGGATACTGCTATTGGATTGCGAGGATCAAAAGATTCGTCGCCGCCAATCTCGATACTACCAAGTTCGAATTTTTCCTCAGTCATATTTTGCTTCTCCTATTGTTACTGGATTGAGTATCTGCCACTTTTCCGTCCGATAATCTACTGTCGTTGGTAATTCTAATGCCGCTTTAGCATGTCCAGTGCTGTCGGCCAGAGCCTCTTTACACTCTGAATTCATATTTACGTCTTTGAATGGAGAGAAAAAAATCATATCTGCTTTTGTGGCACCTCCATTACCAGTTAAAATTCTTTTGCTGGTAGTTGGTGACACTTCAACCAATTCAACAATGGGCGCCAGACCGCGCAAATTGTGTTCTATTTGCTGCACGAGACGCCATTGTTTTGCATGTGTCTTGGGATTATAATTATAGATCGGAGTTTCAAGGCCGACTCGAATACTGTCAATCTTGTACTTATCAACCCAGTCTGCTATTTGGATGGTAATGGTGTGTGCCAGATTGCTAGCACGCACAGAGTCATGCGTGGTGGCTGGCATTTCAAAAGTAGACCACGCTATAAGTGCAAATAAAGGAGAAAATAAGGCTAAACCCGTACGAGTAAATCCAGCATCAATTCCTGCGCACCATTGGTTTATGTTATTTGATAGTCTGCCCACTTAGTTGTCTTATCTCCAAATACGAGTGTGTGTTTATCTTCTACTATATGCCAGGGAATTAAAAATATTGTAAAATCATCTTTAGTATTACAAACTACGGCCAAATCATCAAAAGAATATTTGTTATACCTATTTTGCTTTTTACGTAATGAAAGTTTCCATGCACCATCTGGTCTTTGCCAAGCTGTCTTAACTTGTATCTTACGCATTCCTCTACTGTCGTGGCAATTCACAATAAAATCATAGGGAATATCTGCCACTATAGACTGAGCTACTTCCCAGTTGTGGCCAAGGGCTGTCGCAACAAATAGTGCTTCTGATTCTGCTCCTATTATATTGGAATTTCTATACATGTTTTTCCCGCACACCTTGTTGTTTGGTTTCAACCATATTCTGGATACGGTCCAGATGATTCAAAGTTTCGTGCCAATTGCCGGCATATGGGCAATTTCTATCATCTATATACGCCAATGCTAGTCGCTTGCCATTAGAACCATCATCAATTTCATCGAATGGTAATTTCCAAAATTTCATGTAATCATGAATAGCACCCACAATCTTAGCCCGTTCCGGCGCAGTATGGTGTTGGGGCGACATACGACTTGACCACACCACAA